TTCATGGTGTGTACTTTAGTGAATGCCGACATTGGCATAGTGGCAGTGTAACAGATTTTATAGCGGTGGAATAGGTGTTTACCCTAGGTTGTAGTCAATGTGGTCAATTTGTAGTCAATGTTTTTATGCGCGATTGACTACAGCGCACCAGAGGGGAAAAGCCCATTTGTAGTCAATGTAGTCATTGTTTCTGTTTAACTCTTACATGAGATATATATGTATAGGTTAGGTCGGGCGCAGCGCGCAAACGTGAGCTTTCACGAAATAGATGACTACATTGACTACAATGACTACGGCGCCAATGAAAAGTGTAGTCAATCAGGCAAAGGACTACAGCCTACAAATTGACTACAGCATTGACTACAGAGGACCATCATGGCCGGAACCAAAAAGAAACGCAGCGACCTAGAAGTGCTCGACGCGATAGACCCGGAGTTGATTACAGGCATGCTAGAGCATGGCAAATCAATTGCGGACGTGTGCTTAGCACTAGGCATCAGTAAACGTGCCTTGGATATCTGGATACGTCAGACAGGGTTTGAAGACGATATACTACGTGCGCGCGTGCGTGCCGCTGACCTAATGGCTTGTGAGACGTTAGAGATAGCTGACAGCATATCGGATGACAATCCAGCTAAACCGCTACATAGAATCAGGACCCGGCAATGGCTAGCTGAGCGATGGGACCCGAAGCAATACGGCACCAAACAAACCGAAGTGAGCATTAACATAGGTAGCTTGCGGCTCGATGCTTTACGCCAGATCACCGTCCTAGATGCAGAATAGCTGTATGGATGTACAGCCCCCCCCTTGACAAAAAGCTGGGGGGTGTAAACTGCAGCACCAAACACCTAGCAAACCACCCACAAACTGCCCACATTGACCACAAAAAATTTAAAAAAATGAGTGAAAACCCATTTGTTGCTTTTACGCAACTCTACCGAAACAACCCTGTGTTGTTCGTGAAAGAGGTGCTGGGCGTTAAACCCGACCCCTGGCAGGAAGAGTTCCTCAACCACATCGCAGCCAACAACAGGCGCATTAGCGTCAGAAGCGGACATGGAGTAGGCAAGAGTACGGCAGCGTCCTGGGCCATCATTTGGTATCTGCTGCTGCGCTTCCCCGTCAAGATTGTGGTGACAGCACCCACCAGCAGCCAGCTATACGATGCCCTGTTCGCTGAGTTAAAACGCTGGGTCAAACAACTTCCCGCGCCGTTACAAGAGCAACTGGAGGTGAAGCAGGACCGGATCGAGGTTAAGGAGGCACCGACAGAGGCCTTCATCAGCGCCAGGACATCACGCGCAGAGCAGCCCGAGGCGCTGCAAGGCGTCCACTCCGACAATGTGATGCTGGTGGCTGACGAGGCCAGCGGTATACCAGAGCAGGTATTCGAGGCGGCGGCAGGCAGTATGTCGGGCCACAAGGCCGTGACCCTACTCTTAGGTAACCCGGTACGCAGCAGCGGTTTCTTCTTTGATACCCACAACCGTTTGAAGGATGACTGGGTGACGATGAAGGTGAGCTGCGCCGACAGCCCCAGGGTGTCAGACGCCTATATGGACGAGATGAAGTCCAGGTACGGCGAGGAGTCCAACGCCTACCGAATCCGGGTGCTGGGCGACTTCCCAAGGAGCGACGACGATACGGTGATACCGATGGAATTGTTGGAGGCTGCAGTTAGCCGGGACGTGGCGATGAGTCCAGTTGCTAAAATTGTGTGGGGGCTGGACGTTGCGCGGTTTGGCAGTGACAGGAGCGCCTTGTGCAAGCGGCAGGGGAATGTTGTTACCGAAATCAAAACGTGGAAGAACCTGGACCTGATGCAACTGACTGGTGCGGTGATGGCTGAGTACCAGGCATTGCCACCGGACCAACGTCCGCATGAGATTATGGTGGATAGTATTGGGTTGGGTGCTGGTGTGGTGGACAGGCTGCGTGAGCTGAAGTTACCGGCTGTCGGCATTAACGTGGCAGAATCCCCGGCATTGGGGAGTACGTACAGGAACCTGAAGGCTGAGTTGTGGCACAAGGCCAAGGCATGGTTGGAGAAGCGGGACTGCGTTATTCCCAAGGATGAGTCCTTGATTGCTGAACTGGCGACAGTGAGATACTTTTTTACCAGCGGGGGTAAAATTCAGATTGAGGGCAAGGACGAGATTCGTAAGCGTGGGTTGGCGTCACCCGACAAGGCAGACGCCTTTTGCCTTACATTTGCTTCCGATGCCGGGACTGCGATGTTCGGCTCGCAGATGCATAAGTATGGTTCGAGTTTGAAACGTAACCTGACGAGGGCAGCATGAAAAAAGCTAACAAAATTGCAAAGGTGATGGGTGAATTTAAAGACAAGAAGCTGATGAGCAGCTCCGGTCAGAAGGTCAAGACCCGTGACCAGGCCGTGGCTATCGCCATGTCCGAGGCGCAGAAGATGAAGAAGGGGATGAAATGAGAACCATACCCAAAGAGATGAAACACGCCGTGCTGCTGATCATGGGCGGTAAGGAGCCTGGTGACTCCTGTCCAGAGGCTACGCAGGACGTGACGCTAAACCTGAAGAACCGGGAGAAGGCGATTACCAAGGCGGCATACGGTCCAGAGAACCCCAAGCTGCCCAATACCGAGTTTTGGATGCGTAAGGCAGAGAAATGGGACGTCAGCGCCAAGGACGCCAAGATGAGCCGATGCGGTAACTGCTCGGCGTTTAACCAGGACGAGGAGATGCTGGATTGCATTGCCGAGGGTATCGGTAGCGAAGACGTTGAGGACTTGGGGTACTGCGAGATATTCGACTTCAAGTGCGCCGCCTCCAGAACGTGTGATGCTTGGATTGTTGAAGACGAAGAGGAAGAATGAACCCTCCCATTGTCATCAGCACCGTCCACGGTAAGGGTTTACCCGTACTGCTTGAGAGTATCAGGCAGTACGCACCTGACGTTCAGGTTTACCTGAAGGGTCCAGAGAATGTGGTTAGCGGATACGGCTGCACACTGATATTGGGTGAGCCAAGTAACTTTGGTGATGACTACAACGCAGTGATCAGTAGGGCGCTGAGTGATGGTTATGGGGCTGTAGTTATTGCGAATGATGATATTGTCTTGACGCCAAATAGTTATAGGATGTTGCTGGACGATGTTGCTATTTGCAAGGAGTTAAACCAGAACCCTGGACTGGTGGCGTCAAGGTCCGATGCAGTCAGGCCGTACCAGAATATTAGGTGGAATGACGGCGAGGTGCTGAACAATATGCAGTTCAGCCATGAGTCATTTGTCAGGCCGTTGTCTGTTGTCAGCCCTATATTTGCTTGGATGAGCGCAGAGGCTTTTGAGGATTGTCAGTTTCCACCGATTAATTACTTCAGCGATGATGTCATCTGCGCTGACTTGGAAAAGAAGGGCTACAAGCACTTTCTAAGTGCCAGCTACGTTCACCACATTGGAAGCAGCACCATAGGACGTAATGCATACGAACTGACGCTGGCGGCTAAACCTTGGATTGACAAGAATCGTCCAAACTACGCAAAAGAATGGTTTTGAAATGGAAAATCTAAACACTGACACCCAGGCCGTTGAGGTGATGGACCTGGACGAGCTGCAGGGCATCATCAACATGGAGCTGACCGATGCAGTCAGCTACATTGACACTGACCTGAGTCCAATTCGAGCCAAGGGTACTGAGTATTACCGTGGCGATTTGTTCGGCACCGAGGAAGAGGGACGCAGCCAGGTGGTGGCTATGGAGGTGCGCGATACCGTATCAGCCATGATGCCAAGCCTTATGCGGATATTCTTCAGTTCAGAGAACACTGTCGAGTTTGTGCCTACGGGACCAGAGGACGTTGCCAATGCACAGCAGGCCACTGATTACTGCAACTTCATCTTCAACTCTGACAACAACGGTTTCCTGACTACTTACGCCACCTTCAAGGACAGCCTGGTGCGGAAGTGCGGGATTATGAAGTGCTGGTGGGAGGAGGACGAAACTGTACGGATTGAGGAGTACTCAGGGCTGGATGACCAGACGCTGCAGATTTTGATGCAAGAGCAGACTGATGTGATGGTGATGAACACCTACCCTGACCAGATGATGGGTCAGTTGCACGATGTCCAGATCAAGCGCAAGATCAAGGGTGGACGGGTGCGGATTATGTCCGTGCCGCCCGAGGAACTGCTGCTGGACCGCCGAGCCAGGTCATTTGATGACTCAGCCATCATTGCCCACCGCCAGATGGCGACAGTGGCGCAACTGATTGAGTTGGGCTACGACGAGGACGAGGTGCGGGAGAACACCACCAGCAGCGACTTGGACACGAACGAAGAGTACCTGGCGCGTCAGCCTGTGAGCGCGTTTGGTGTGTCTGTAGAGAGCGCCAATCCCATGATGGAAAGGGTGCTGTACGTTGAGGCGTACCTGCGGATTGACTACGACATGGACGGGATACCCGAGCTGCGGAAAATCTGCTGTATCGGCAGCGGCTACAAGATTAAGCGGAACCTGCCAGCAAGCTACATTCCGTTCATTGATTTCCCCTGTGACCCCGAGCCACACACTTCACCCTTGGAGGCCATGTCCATCTTTGACATCACGCATGACCTGCAAGAGATCAAGAGCGAGATTCTCAGGAATACCTTGGACAGCTTGGCGCAATCCATCCACCCAAGGACTGCCATTGTGGAGGGTCAAGTCAACATTGAGGATGTCCTGAACAACGAGACAGGCGCCATCATTAGGATGAGGGCGCCCGGCATGGTGCAGCCGTTCAGTACGCCATTTGTTGGACAGGCAGCATTCCCGATGCTGGACTACATGGACCAACTGCGTGAGGATCGTACTGGCATGAGCAAGGCGGCTATGGGCCTGAACGCTGACGCCTTGCAGTCCAGCACCAAGGCGGCAGTGGCAGCAACTATCTCAGCCAGCCAAGGCCGCATTGAGTTGATCAGCCGCATCATGGCAGAGGGCATGAAGAAGCTGTTCAAGAGCATCTTGTTCTTGGTGACCACCCACCAGGACAAGGCTCGCATGGTGCGCCTGCGGAATGAGTTTGTGCAGATTGACCCCCGAGCCTGGGACGCTGCAATGGACTGCTCCATCAATATTGGCATGGGCAACGGAGACACCAACGAGCGCGTGGCGGCACTGATGCAGATCAGCGCCAAGCAGCAAGAAGTGCTGACACAGCTTGGTGTGGTGAATCCATTGGTAACGCCAGCACAGTACAGCAGCACCTTGCGGAAGATTGTGGAGCTGAACGGCTTCAAAGACCCTAGCCAGTTCTTTAACCAGATACCCGCCGACTACCAGCCGCCAGCACCACCCGCACCCAAGCCAACACCAGAGGAGATGCTGGCGCAGGTGCAGGCTCAGAGCATCCAGGCCGACATCCAGAAGAAGGCAGCAGAACTTGAACTCAGCCGCCAGAAGATGGTGATGGACGATGACTTTGCGCGAGACAAGATGTACCAAGAGATGGCTCTGAAGAAGTACGAGCTGGAGCTGAAGTACAACACCCAAATCAGTACGGCTGAGATTACGGCTCAACAGAATATTGACCGTGAGATGCTTAAACAACAACAACTAGGAACCTTTCAATGACCGAGGAAGACATCATCCGCAAGGGCAACAAGTCAGAGCTACTGCTCCAAGACGAGGTTTTTACCAATGCCCTGCAACAGCTTCAAGATATCCAGGTTTACAAGTGGAAGTCTAGCCTTCCCGATGAATCTGCAAAACGTGAGCAAGCGTGGGCGATGCTGCAAAGCATTGATATGTTGAAAACTGAGCTGAAGAAGATGATCGACAACGGTTGGGTGGAGCGTAAGAAATTGGAACGCACCCGTAAATGAAAGGAACTGAAACATGGATAACCTAAATATTGCTAACGCAGCAAGTGCGATTGACGCGATGTTGCCATCGGAAGGTGGGGACCAACAGGACGTTGAGTTGCAGGAAGAGTTGACGCAAGTTGACTCAGCGGCTCCAGAGGAGGAATTGCAAGACTCCGATGGGGAACAGCCTGATGAGGATGAGGCCGAGGAGGAGGAGGACAAGCCACCAGTATTCACCGTCAAAGTTGACGGCAAGAATGTCGAGGTCACGCTTGAAGAACTCCAAAAGGGCTACAGCCGAGAAGCAGACTACACCCGCAAGACTCAGCAAGTGTCCGAGGAACGAAGGGCGTTCCAGGCAGAGGCTGAACTTGTGCGGACGGAGCGCCAGCAGTATTCCCAGTTATTGGGGTCACTCCAGGCGCAACTTCAGCAAAACGCTGCACCTAAACTTGATATGGATCGTCTTTACAGTGAAGACCCAATCGAGTGGGTGAGGCAAAAGGAACTTGCAAGAGATGCCGAGAAAGTACACGCAGCTATTCAGTCTGAAAGGCAGCGACTCTCTCACATCCAAGCGCAAGAGCAATACCAGTCTATGCAGGCACACCTCGCACAACAGCAAGATGCCATGCTAAAAGCCATCCCTGAGTGGAGCAATCCAGACAAGGCCAAGGCTGAAAAGACGTTGCTGATTGAGTGGGGGCAAAAGCTAGGCTTTTCCTCTGACGAGCTGAAGAATATTTTTGACCACCGTGCTGTCGTTGCGCTGCGTAAGGCTGCGCTGTACGACCAGATGATGACCAAGAGGGGCAACATCAGGCCAGCGGTCAACAATGGGCCTAAACCCGCCAAGCCAGGTGCAGCGGGGAGAATGGACAACGTAACTGATGCTAGAAGGTCTCAACAACGTCTTGCTAAAACTGGTCGCGTCAACGATGCGGCTTCCGCAATTGAACATCTTTTGAGGTAATTCAAAATGGCTATCGTAAGCAACACATTCACCACATACTCTGCCAAGGGTATCCGTGAAAATCTCAGCAACATCATCTACAACATCTCACCAGAGGAGACGCC